GGGGGCGGACACTCAGGGAACGTACTCTTGGACTTGGCCACGGCTTCTGGCTCCTGCACAAACGAATCGGGTGCGAGCACCATCCCACTCGATGTCCGATTCGTAAAGATTACGCCTCGGGCCGTGACGGAACTTGTCCATCCCTATCTGCGCCTCCCAGGAGTGCGCCTCCTCATGGACGTTGTGGAGCAGCCAGGGCACGAGGCCCAAGTCAGCGTCATCGTCGATGGCCCCAGAACCCTTGGAATCCCGGATAGTTGGACGCTCCTTGCTACGCTTGGCGGCCATGGTCGGCTGAGAGATGCTGACGACCACGCAGTCCAACTCCATGGCGAGTTCTTTTAGGCCCCGGCTTATCTGTTCGATCTCCTCAGTGCGGTTACCGGCCTGCTTCTGAGACCGCATCAGCTGGATGTAGTCCACAACGACGATACCGAGGTCCCCCTTCTGGGCCTTGTAGGACCTCGCAGCGGCTCTGACCCCGTCAATCGTGGCTGCCTGGTGCCCAACCACCCGAATTGGGGCCGATGAGACCTTCTGAGCGGCATGCGTCATGGCCACCAATTGACCCTCATCGAGGCCCATTTGGTCGTGCATTTGGACCGGAATGCCCGATTCAGCGGCAATCAGGCGCGCTACGAGCTGATCAGCAGGCATCTCCAGGCTGACGATGAGCGCCGGGCGCCCCTGCTCCTTGGCTACAGACCATGCGAAGCCGTTAACAGCCAGTGCGGTCTTGCCGTGGCCGTTTAGGCTCATGACCAGCACCAGCCAGCCAGGCCTGAACCCACCGCCGAGGGCTTTATCGAGCGGATATAGGCCCGTAGAGATGCGTGGCGGCTTCTTCTCGCCGTGTTGGATGGCATGCACCATCCGCATGTAGTCGCTTACGACTGCGCTCGCATCGTCCCCCTCCACCGTATTCTCGCCAGACTCCCGCAGCCTACCCACAAGGGCCTCGGCCTCGGAGATTGCCTCTCCTGGGCTGAGGCCCCCATCCACTGCGATGGCGCCTAACTCGTCGGCTGCTCTGTGCATCCGCCGCCTGGCGCTCATCTCAAGGAGCCTGTCGACGTAAGCGTCGAGCATGGCGTTGGAGCCAGAGCGGTTCATCAGGTGTACCAACTCATGGCCCCCTACGCGCCCCCAGGACCCCTGGTCCCGCATGACCTCTTCGAGGATAACCTCGTCGTAGTCATCGTGGCGCTCGTAAGCACCCAGGATACCTAGCCATATGAAGCGGTTGACGTCGTTGAGGAAGTCATCGCTATCGAGCCGGCTGGACACCGAGGGCGTCTTCGACGGGTCGAGCAGCAGACACGCGAGCACCTCGCGCTCCACGCTCGAACTCTGCGGTAGAAATAGAGGGTCCATTAGCTGCCCACCTTTTCCCCAAACTGATGCAGGCCGTCAGGCATCACATGCCCGCCGACACCCCACTCCTCTATAATCTGTGACCTCACACTGGTCCAGTCGGTACCGTTAAGTGGCGGCATCGCAGACACATCGCCCCCGTTAAGCACGCTTACCAGCGCGGCGGCGTCTTTGAACGCCTCTGCCACCCGCGCCATCTCAGGCCCACTGCTGCCCTTCCGAGGGTTGTAGTTAGCGAACGTTGCCAGCATTACGAACACCCCGTTGGGCGCGTAGTAGCCAACATCGAAACCAATGACCATGCCCGACTCGGTGTCGGGCCTAAGTACAAACATCACACATCCCCTGTGCAAACAGACGTTGATAAAACCACCCCGCACCCCTGCGCTAACAGTGGGCGCGAGATGGAACCCATTAACCCAACGGAGAGCTACCCCGCGAGTGGGTCCAGACTGACGGAGCCCTTGGGGGATGTCAAGGGTCCATCAGCGCTGAGCGGTTCTCCAGAGGCCTTACCGCAGGCAGGGCACCGGATTGAGCCGTAGTATATCTTATCACACTCCATACAAGCCCGGTCACACTTGAGCTTGTTGGAACAGGTGGCCAGCATGAGGCTAACGTTATCCACTAGTAGCCACCATACTTACGCTTGGTGCCCACCCTGGGGTTGTGGGGCCGCTTGGCAGCCTCCTGACGGGCCTTTTTGCGTGGGTTTATCGGCTTGATAACGAGCCTGCCGTTCTTCATCGACGTGATGGACTCTGCCCACTTCGGGAGCTTCTTGCCCTTGGCGACCCTATTTTTGACGTAGGCCCTGACCTCCTGGACCGTCACGTTGGGCTCTTTGGGCCCGGTGGACACCCCCACCATGCCATGGAGCGCCTCGACCGCTTTGAGGCGGTCGGGCGACAGTACGGCTGGGGGTGGAAGCTCAGAGGGGCTGACAAGGCCTGGCAGTCCGGTGATGAACTCCTCTTGCCGTGGGAAGAACTGCCCTGGCGTTCTGACCTCTGGGTCCAGGGCGTACTCTAAAACGGGACCGCCCAGGACCCCCAGGGACTTGGCCGCAGCCACTTTGGCCAACCCCGTAGCGCCAAGACCCGCGAGGCCGGCGGTTGCTCCCTTTAGGAGCTTGGACCGCGTCCCAGGCGGAACGCGCACGTAGTGACCGAGAGTCTTGGGGTACGGGCCTCCGGTAGACTGCTCGGCAAACTGAAGGAGCCCGCGCTTATGCAGGTCCTCGATGAATTCCGGTGGGGTGCCGGTGGTGGAGATAAGCTCATCGAAGGTAAGCCCGCTAGGCCCACGGGAGTCAACGTATTCGAGGAACTGCCGGACCGAGGACTCGTCAAGGCCGGCGGTGTTGGGCGTGCCGCTGTACCAGTGGCTTCCCCTCGAAGACCAATGACGCCCCGGGACATCCTCAGGAGGGAAGGCGTAGGCCTTGAGGGGCTGCTGCGTGTGACCACGTGTGCCGGGAGCCGGCAGGTCTCTGATCTTCTCAGCCATCTCAAACCCCCTTCTTACTCTTGAATCGCTTCGCCAACAGAAGAGCACTCAACAGTGACCGCTCCTCAACCGTCTTGTTCTTCTTGGCCTCAAGACGCTTGATAGCGCCGTTGAGCTTACGCATCGGTATCTTCTCACCCTTAGCAACACCAAGATACTTCCGTACACGCCCAGGACGCTTTACAGCATCCTGTATCCAATCACCAGCAGCCTCTGAACGAGCACTCTTAGTAGCCATGATACAACTGTCCCCTCGCGCTCAAAGCGCTCTGATATAGCGGAGATTTACATCAACGCTACCATCGGTAATCACACCAGTAACGTCGGCTTGAACCAGTAGTTGAGTAATACTACTCAACGACTGTTACCAAACCTCCTTATCCGGCGGCTCGCCCAAAGCGAAAGCCGCCGAGAATAATCTCAACCGCTCCGCCTTGGAAGTAGGCCCGAGAGGGCGCGGAACCAGATACTCTGGTACCGCTTCTCTCTAATATGTGGCCTGTAGTCAAATCTATAGCACAATTTGAGGGTTTTGTCTACCCAAGGCTTACTGTGCCCCGTTTGGCCTTTGGGGCCAACGGGCCGCCAGGTCATTCTGTGATCAGGTTGGACTGCGGTGGGGGGTCTGGAGACGCAGTGGTGAAGTGGTGACGGAGTGGAGACGTTACGGAGACGTAGTGGGTATTCTGGCCGGAAACAGGGGGTTTGGCTGGGGCATCGATTATCAGCTTTCAAAAATCCCGGCGCGCAAATTGGGTGCACGTACCAGTCGAGGCCCCCGGGGGTCACCACGTCGCCGCCCCCCTCGCACGCGGTGCCCTGCCTACGGGACGCAGGGCGACGACCCTCCCAGCCATCCTAGCCCCGACGCCCTGCGCACCGTCCAGCTACCAGGGTGCACAGGCCGTGACCAGCCCAGCTCCCAGCTCACACCGACGCCCTGGAGGAGCATCCACAATCGAGCGACTCGCGCACGTGAGAACCCTATCGGGTGGGGTCGGTTCGAGCCGCTGAGCCAAGGGTAAAGTCCAAAATGTCCAATGAAATCAAGGGGTTTCGGGAGGGCCCAGACTTCCAGCCCTCGCTACCACTCCACAATTCCAACTTTTTTCACCACCTAACCCATCGGGATTGCTACGGTTCTGTCTATCTTTGTTAAACAGTGTTATTTGTCTGTTGACTTTGTGAAACGCCCATGCCACTATCAATGGTGTCGAAGGGGGCAACCCGGAGACGCGGTTCCTTGAAAACCTAGCCACCAACGCCGATACAGCATCGGCCGGACTGGGAGCCCACCAGGAGGCATCAAGAGGGCTGATACCCCTTCCCGGAACGGACAACCCTTGCTAGGTGACACAGGCTAGGACGACAGGACTCGATGGTTCCTTGAAAACTGAATAGCAGCGATGATGGGCCATGGCATCCCTTAGGGGGAGACCATGACCAAGCCACAATTAGATGCCCATATACAAGGGAGCCTTTCTGAGGCTCTAGGGCGCGCAATCGAGGGCCCAGACCACAGCGACGAGTGCCTTACCAGTGCCACGCGGCACCGTGAGAAATACGCGCGTGCCGCTGTTGAGATTGTGATCGATGCGCTCTTCAGCACCGTTGGGGACCTCGTAATCGACAAGCTGGACGCGCTCGATTGCGACGATGTGACGCGCGATATGATTGAAAACGACGTAAGAATTCACGCTTTTGACCTGATGTGCCGCGAATCCCGATAACCCATTGACCGCCACGGCCTATCATCGCTGCTATTCAGACCAACCCATTAACACAACAGGAGACCAGGGTAGCACCCTGAACACGCGATAGCATCACCCAGGGGACCGCGTGGCCCCATCACAGGGATACCTGCAACACCGCTCGTGAACTGTTCAGCCCGAAACCCAACGGTCCCAAGGGACCCTACGGGGCTGCTAACAGATAAAGCCCAGCGGTGGGCCATTCCCACTAAGCCCTGACACGTAATGCCAGCATCCTCGCCAGGGATGGTACGTGTCAACCAAGGGGCGCAGCCATGGTGTAGCGAAAGGCTACGCTGGTGGTCAGTCAAAGGTTCCGTGCACTGAAAAGAAAGCCGAACCCGATGACGAAGCGCCCCTGTGGGCGCTGGTAAGGTGACACCGAACGGCCCGACTAGGTACGGGCAAACCGAGTGTGCACCAGGCGCTACCTGAACGCGCCTACCCTTCGGGGACCGATCAGTATCAAGAAGAGCCTAGGAGTGAGACGTGCAACGTCTAGCGACAATCTGCGCGGCTATCCTTGGCTCCTCTTGGGATTGATTAACCTTTGAAGGGAGATTCGACGTGATCGACGACTGGAGTTAAACCCAGAGCCCTTCACGGGCCCGAATCAGTCTACCAGCCAACGTTGGTAGACTGATTCGATACTGTGAAACCCAACCCAACCCAGCGGGAGACAGACCGATGACCTACACAGCCGAAGAACTCGAAGCGATGGAAACCCTATGCACCGGCCAGGCCGATGACCTGAAGATTGAAACGGACGCCGAGCGCGTATGGCTTTGCCGGGTAACCGGCGCCATATCTCACGAAGAATACGACGGCAGCCGATGGACTGTCACGCGCGTATATTAAACCCAACCCAACCCAACCCAACCCAAATAGGGAGCCAGACCATGATGACGATAAACGTAGGCGTTGATTTTGTAGACG